TTCTTTTTCCATACTGGTAGGAATAAGCGATTTTCCTTGGCTTTCCTTGATATCTCCGTGGCTTTCCGTCGCACGCAAAACTTGCATATGGTATAAAATAAGCCAAGCCTCAGAAAGGTGCGTACGTGGCCACGGGAAAACGAACTGCCAAAATCGTGCATGGTCGAAACCGCCAAGCGATCGAGGAAACCATCGCTGCCTTACGTATCGCCGGTAGGCTAGAATCTGTAGATAACGCCCATATCGCTATCTGCCAGTCACTTGCTGATGCCGTAGATATCGAACCGAACAATGCCAGTCTGTGGCGCGAGTATCGTGCCGCTGTAACTGCGCTGAGAGCCGCCAATGTCCAAACGCAAGACGAGTTCAGTAGCCTCCTCGCTAGCCTGTCTGCCGAGATGGACTCCAAGACCACGGCCTGAACGTCGAAACCGTGGTGCTGAGATCGCTGCGGTTGCCAAAAACTTAGGTCAACCATTGATGCCGTGGCAGCAGATGATCGCCAATATCGCCACAGAGATCGATGAGGAGACCGGCAAACCGGCGTACCGTGAGGTGGTGGTCACTGTTCCTCGCCAGTCGGGGAAGACGACGTTGGTTTTGGCTTGGGAGTTGCACCGCACGTTACTGTGGGGTGGATCGCAGAAGGTTGCTTATACCGCGCAAACTGGTTGGGACGCTCGCCGGAAGTTGATCGATGATCAAGCACCGTTGTTGATGGCCTCACCGTTGCGTGCCGCTGTTGAGAAGGTGATTAGGGGTGCAGGCAATGAGGCGGTTATTTTCCGCAATGGCAGTCGTATCGATGTGTTGGCTAGCACGGAATCTGCCGGTCACGGCAGGACGGTGGATCTGGCGGTGTTGGATGAAGCGTTCGCTGATACAGATGATAGGCGAGAGCAGGCTTTGCTGCCAGCGATGGCAACCCGATCAGATGCCCAGTTGCTTGTCGTGTCAACTATGGGCACAGAAAGTTCAACGTATCTAAACCGCAAGATAGATACCGGTCGTGCCGCGATCGCAGACGACATTGGCAGTGGTATCGCTTATTTTGAATGGTCTGCTGATACTGGGGCAGATATCGATGATCCGGCCACTTGGTGGTCGTGTATGCCAGCGTTAGGGCATACGATCAGCGAGGAGGTGGTGCGTCATGCTAGGCAAACGATGTCGGAGGGTGATTTCCGCAGGTCAATGTTGAATCAGAAGACGATCTCTGATGAACGTGTGATCTCGCTGTCGGTGTGGCAGCAGGTGGTGCGTGATGATGTAGAACCTCGTGGTGTTCTACGTTTCGGGTTGGATGTCAGCCCTGACCGCTCGAGCGCGGCTATCGCAGTGGCCGATGATCAAGGTAACGGTGAGTTGGTTGACCATCAGGCTGGTGTTGGTTGGGTGGTTGGTCGGATCGTGGAATTGTGTAAGAAGTGGGATGCGCCGGTTGCGGTGGACGCTTACGGCCCTGCAGGGTCGTTGATCGAGGAGATCTCTTCGTGTGGGGTTAGGGTGATTAGGTATTCGACACGTGAGATGACGTACGCGTGTGGTTCTCTGTTTGACCGGTTGAGTGATGCGAAGGTGCGTATCCGTCGCCATCCTGCTCTTGATGAGGCGGCTGCTGGTGCTCGTCGCCGTACAACTGGTGACAGTTGGCTGTGGGCACGTCGAGATGGTGAATGTGATGTGACACCGTTGGTGGCGTTGACGATGGCGTTCGATAATCAGAAGGAACAGCCGGTTGAGTTGTGGGCGGCGTGGACATGAGGATCGGACCTGACGCTGCAAGATATCTGTTGGCTGGTCGCGGTTTACCTGTGGCACGTCCATTCCACCTGCGGTGGTTATGGCCGTTCATCTGTGAAGACGACATCCGCAAGTGGCATATCGTATGGGTGTGTTCTTGGCCTGCCCTGTTCGGTTTGATGTGGCTGTACAGTTGGCAACAGGGCGCAGATTGGGAAAGGTCGTTGGCAGCGGCTGCAGTTCTGTTGGCTTTGCCTGGTGTTTTCGGCCCTGCTGTTGTCCGTCCTGTTGGGGTTGATCTACCGTCAATGGTTTTAGGTTTAGGTGCGGTGGTGTGCTGGCAGGCTGATTTACCAGTGGCTGCTGGTGTGTTGTTGGTGGCGGCGGCGTTGGGTAAGGAGTCAATGCCGGTGTGGGCGGCGTTGTGGGCTTGGCATCCTATCTTCTTAGCCGGTTTACTAGTTCCTGCTGTACGTGGTTTGGTGGTGAAACCACAGGTTGATGAGGTCACTGCTCGAGATGATTTGCGGTACGTTCACGATCATCCTGTGCGCAGTGCTTTAGAGGCTCATCGTATACAGTGGCGTGATGGTTGGGTGATGGTCGCACCTTGGGGTGTTGGTTTACTGTCGCTGGTTGATATCTCGCTACCTGTGCTATTGTGTGTGATGGTGGCGTATATGCAGTTGCTGGTGGCAACTGACACTGTACGGTTACTACATACTGCTGCTGGTGTGCCGGTGTCATTGGCGGCGGTGGAACAGATACCGGTGAATTGGTTGTGGTTGGCTGTCGCAGTCCACGTGGTTTGGTGGCGGCGACCTGTTTTGATCTGAGGTTTCGTGCGGCAGAAGGTTGCGACAACACTGCAAGCGGCTGGTGTGTTGGTGGCTGCCATCAGTGCAGCATCTATCAATTTGACTACTGGCGGTTTGGTTTTGGCCGCAGGTTTGATTATGTTTGGTGTTGCTGTTGAACGTGGTGATAGTTGATGGCAACCGCAGGTACTTACAATATGATCGCTGATCAAGGGGCAACTTTCAGCCTGGTGTTGACCTATAAAGATTCAAGTGGTGCTTTGGTCAATTTGACTGGCTATACAGCGCGGATGGCGGTACGTACTGTCCCTGCTGCTGATACTGTCGCATTATCGTTGACAACTGAGAACGGCAGGGTGACTTTGGGTGGTGCTGCAGGGACGATCACTTTGAATGTAGCCGCTGCCGATATGGTCAACGTCGATGATGGCCAATATGTTTATGATCTAGAGTTGGTGCAAGGCGTAACGGTGACACGACTGGTTATGGGTACTTTCTTGGTGCGCCCTGAGGTGACACGATGAGCACAACTGTAACCGTCACTGAAACGAACACAGGAGTAACTGTCACTTCTCCTGGGCCTCAAGGTCCGGTGGGTGGTGGGATCACCGGTTATTGTGGCAGTTTCTTCTCAAGTGCGAATCAGGCTAATGCTGGTGCTAACCAGGTCAACAATATGACATTCAACAACACCGATTTCGCCAACGGGGTGTCGATCGTCAGCAACAGCCAAATCACTATCGCATCAGCAGGCAAATACAATATTCAGTTTTCAGCGCAGTTCACGAAAACTGACAGCGGCGACGATTCGCTCGATATTTGGTTGGCGAAGAACAACAACAATATCGCGTGGTCGAACACAACTTTGCAGGTGTTGGGTAACAATGGGAAGATCGTGGCTGCTTGGAACTGGCTGGTAGATGCAGCCGCTGGTGACTATTACCAGATCAGATGGTCCTCCGCTGATGCTGAGGTGTCGCTGTTCAAACTTGAAAATCTGACAACCCCGACACGACCGAATGTACCGTCAGTGATTCTTACTGTAAATCAGGTGGGCTGATGCTTGGCAATTTGACAAAACGACGCAGTGAGGCACGTGACGCAGGACTATCTTGGCCTGATTACCTGCGACTGTGGGAAACGTTCGGTTTCAACGGCCAACAGTATATTGTGCCGAGTGGCAATCTCGAGCAATTGACCGCCCTGCAAGGTGCACGTAATCCAATTGTCGCGGCGTGTATCTCAGCGCGTCTTTTGGTGTTCAGTGAGGTGCGTTTTAGTTACCAACGTTGGTCTGCCGGTAGACCGGGTGAATTGTACGGCACACCTGAACTGTCAATTCTTGAGCGTCCTTGGCCGGCGGCTTCAACTGGTGATCTGCTCGCGCGGATGGAAACTGACGTATCGCTTTACGGCAACTCCTACTGGGTGCGTTGGAACAATGAACTTGTGCGGCTCAATCCGCAGAATGTTGTGATCGCCACTGCTGATGTGATTGACGATGTGACCAACATGCCGTACGCGAAACGGCTTGTCGGCTATATGCACATGGACGAACACAAAAATGAAACTGCGTTTTTCACACCGAGTGAGATGTGCCACTATAAGCCACTGCCCGATCCATTACACCAATATCGTGGTGTGTCGTGGTTGCACGCTGTGTTGCCTGATGTGACTGCAGATCAAGAACTCACTACCTATAAGCATGCGTTTCTGCGCAACAGTGCGACACCGCAGTTGGTCGTAAAGTTTGAACCTGGTGTCAGCCGTGAGGCGTTCGACAAGTTCAAAGAACAGATGAACAACCAACATCGTGGTGCAGCACAAGGGTTCAAGACCCTGTACCTTGGTGCTGGGGCTGACGTGAAAACAGTTGGCGCGAATTTTGAACAGTTGGCTTTCAAAGCGGTGCAAGGTGCAGGTGAAACACGTATCGCTGCTGCAGCAGGTGTACCGGCCTCGATCGTAGGTATCTCTGAAGGTTTGGCAGGGTCTGCGTTGAACGCAGGCAACTACACGGCAGCGAGGCGGCGGTTCGCTGATGGGACGATCAGACCTTTGTGGCGTGCCGCTGCAGCAAGTCTGCAGAATCTCGTGCCACCACCGGATGGTGGTTCACGGTTGTGGTACGACGATCGCGATGTGTCATTCTTGCAAGAAGATGTGCTTGACAACGCAGAAATTCAGCAGAAAGATGCCAACACTATTCGCGTTTTGGTGGATGGCGGTTTCGATCCGCAGTCAGTTGTAGATGCAGTGAACACTGGCGATATGACCAGGTTGGTGCACACAGGGCAGTTGTCAGTCCAACTACAGACACCAGGTGCATGATGCCGTATTTCATCACAGACAAATCATCAGAATGTAGCGGTTGGGCCGTAGTGAAACAGAACGGCGATGTGATCGGCTGCCACCAGTCTAAACAAGATGCAGTTGATCAGATGGTCGCAGTGTCAATCGCTGAAGGTATCGAACCTGGCGGTGAGCGATCTGCACGTGCGCTGCCTGACAACTACCGTCCTGCAGTGTCAGAAGATGTCCCTGAAGGTAGGGCTTGTGGCAACTGCGAACACTACAACGATGATATGGTGAACCCTGACGGTGTGCGAGTTTGGTGTGACCTTTGGGCTGACTGGGTTCGAGGCGATCACTACTGCAACCGTTGGGCAGCAGACGAAGAAGAAATTATCGACATCGACGATGAGATCGACGACGATATCGACGACGAGGAGAGGCAGGTCAATCTTGACCTGCCACAATACATTGGTGATGCCGCCGCTCGAGGTTTGGAACTTCGCGCTGAAGGTTACGGTGGAGATGGTCTAGTGCCACGCACCATCCGTGAGGCTCGAGACATGGCTGCAGGTCGAATCACCGAAGATAAGGTGATCCGTGCCAATGCATGGGCAGAACGTCATGCAGTAGACTTGGAAGCACCGCAAAACACCAACGCGGACCACGAAGACTGGCCAGGGAACGGGGCAGTTGCCCACTACCTGTGGGGCATCAACCCACTCAACCCTGGACCGGCGCGTGAATGGTTCGCTCGCAAGGCTGAACAGATCAAAGCAGAAAGATCCTTGAACAGAGGAAGTAGCAAAATGGCAGATATCGACGATAAGCGCGTAGACGCACCAAAGGACAACCTGGTGCGTCACGTTGAATTTCGAGCAGAACCGTCCAGCGACGGTTTGACGCTCGAGGGTTACGCAGCCGTATTCAACGAATGGACCGAAATTGACTCCTGGGAAGGTGCATTTCGTGAGCGGATCGCCCCAGGCGCATTCAAGAAGACCCTCACCGAACGGACACCCATCCTACAATTTGATCACGGTACACACCCGTTGGTCGGGTCGCTGCCACTTGGTGTGTTCACCTCGATCAAAGAAGACAGTCACGGACTGCGAGTGAAAGCACGACTTTCCGACAACTGGCTTGTTGAACCGATCCGCGATGCGATCCGTGACGGTGCAATCACCGGCATGTCATTTCGATTCCGCGTCATCAACGACAGTTGGCGTAAAGGCAACGATCGCGTTGCAGAACGTACGATCAGTGAGGTAGCCTTGTACGAGGCAGGGCCAGTTGTCTTCCCTGCCTACGAACAGACAACAGTTGGCGTGCGCAGCCGGGAGATTCTCACTGCGCTTGCTGATCCGGATATCCGTGTTGAACTGGCACGGTGTCTACTAACTGGCACTGGTGTTGAACCAGCCGCCGATACAACTGCCCAAACTGGTGAGCCGGACTTGAGCCACTCAACACGCACCACAGCACAACGCAGAGCACTTGCTCTACTAACCCTAAGGAATCATAACCATGAAGATCACTGAACTCCGTGATCAGGTTGCAGCGTTGAAGGCCGAAATCGAGTCGCTCGCCGCAATCGAAGAGATCACACCCGACCAGGACGCACGGCTCACCGCCGCTCTCGACGAGTTCGAGAAGCGCAACGGTGAACTGTCTGACGCTGAGGCACGCGCCGCACGTATCGACGCTGCACGCGCCACCATCACTGAGCGTGCAACCGGATTTGACGCGCCGCAGATCATGAAGCGCACCGAGACTGACATCGACGTTCGCAGCGCATCTGCCACTCAGGTCCGTGACGCAGCGTTCAAGTTGCTTGACGACAACAGCCGTGGCCTTGCCACCCGTCAGGCTGATCACGTCGATCAGTTGCTGCGCACGCGCAACGGCAACACCGATGGCACTGTCATCGCCAAGCGTATGGTGCTCACCGAGAATGACGCTTACCGTTCAGCGTTCATGAAGGGTGTTACGCAGGTCAACCCGGCGTACACCGCTGAGGAAGCCAAGGCTCTCAACGAGTTCCGCGCCATGAGTGAAGGTGCTGATAGCGCAGGTGGGTTTGGTGTTCCGGTCCTCATCGACCCGACCATCATCCTCACGTCCGGTGCAGCCGACGCACCGATCCTCAACCTGGCACGCATCGTCACCATCACCACCGACAACTGGAAGGGTGTCTCCTCCGCTGGTGTCTCGTGGTCGTACGACGCTGAAGCCTCAGAGGTTTCGGACGACAGCCCGACCTTGGCCCAGCCCACGATCGATGTCTACTCCGCACGTGGCTTCATCCCGTACTCCATTGAAGTGGGCCAGGATTACCCTGGATTCGCCACTGAGATGCGCCGACTGCTTGACCAGGGTTACATCGACCTGGTGGCTCGCCAGTCGATGACCGGATCGGGAAGCGCACCGCAGGGCATCTTCACCGCCCTTGACGCGAACACCAACGTCGAAGTCGTCGTCACCACTGACGGTGCTTTCGGCGCGGTGGACCTGCTCAAGGTGTGGAAGTCGCTGCCTGAGCGTTACCGCAGCCGCGCCACCTGGATCATGCACACCGATGTGGAGAACGAGATCCGTACGTTCGCCGCAAACGACACCGGTGCTTACTACACCATCAACCTCACCCAGGGTGGAATCGGCAACCTGTTTGGTCGTCCGGTCGTCACCACTGACTACGCACCTGAGTTCACCGGCACGACCGGCGCAGCGAACATCCTGGTTGTTGGAGACTTCTCCAACTTCCTGATCGCACAGCGTGCAGGTATGACGGTTGAACTGGTGAGCCACCTGTTCGGCACGACCAACAACCGGCCCACCGGTGAGCGTGGTTGGTTCGCCTACGCACGGCACGGCTTCGATTCGGTCAACGACCTTGGGTTCCGCTTGTTGCAGAACCAGTAATTGACTGGACACTGATTCCCACCGGCAGTTCGGGCGGTTCTGCCGGTGGGAATACCGCCCAAAACCGCCACTTAGGAGGCAATGACATGGCAAACACGATAGTGTTCGCAATGCAAACCTGTACCACCACCGACCCAAACACAGGGTTGATCGTACGTACAGTCGAAGGGGAACCGTGGTTGGCAGACGATCCGTTCGTCAAAGCCAAACCTGAACTTTTCGGTGCACAACCGCACAGGATCAGACGGACAACCACCGCTAAGCCAGTTGAAACCGCCACCAAGACACCTGGCGAAAAGCGGAAGGTCACACGTGCCGACATCTGACGTACTGCTTGGTTATCTCCACCCACACGACATCTCAGCATCATTCCATAAAAGCCTGCTCTCGCTAGTTGGCTGGGACATGGCCCATGACAAGCGGCTCTCCGGTTGGGCATCCATCAAATGTGCATCAGGCGGTATTCCTGAAGGACGGAACCAACTGGCCGCCAATATGCTAGCCAGCGACTGTGACTGGCTGTTCATGGTGGACGCAGATATGGGATTCGAACCGTGTGCGCTCGATCAGATGTTGAGCGTAGCCAGTGCAACACAACGACCGATCATCGGCGGACTTGCATTCGCACAACGAGAAGCGTTCGAAGACGGATCAGGCGGTTACCGCTGTATCCCACGTCCTACCATCTTCGACTGGGTGAAACACGACGATGGCCACTTCCGCTTCACAGGACGTAGCCACTACCCAGCAAACACTCTGATGAGGTGCGCCGCAACTGGCGGTGCATTCGTCCTCATTCACCGTACCGTTCTGCAACAAATCAAAGATGAATATGGCCCAGTTTGGTTTGATCGGATCAGAGGCACAGACAACTCGCTGATCGGAGAGGACATCTCGTTTTTCGCCAGGTGTCAGGCGTTGGAAATCCCCTGCCACGTACACACCGGCATCCGCAGCACCCATATGAAAAACCTGTGGCTGGGCGAGGACGATTTTTGGTCATCGTTTCTACCGCCAGCAGCCGACACCCCAGTTGATGTCTACCTAACTGATAAACAGCCAGCCACCGCTGAGTTTGAGAAAACGCTGCGAGCGACAACCGGATGGGCTACACAAATCGATAATCTCGAGGGTGCAACTGCCGATTGGGTCTTGATCACATCTTCTACGGCGAAATTCAGACCAGCCTGGTACGACCATGCCCTAGATGTAGCACGCCGTTACAAAGCATCAGTTGTAGGCATGAATGACCTGAACACACCTGCAGTTCGACGTGGTGAAACAGCACAGTCGGTTTTGGTGAATCGTGAATGGCTGACCAGTCACCGATTGGCTGATGTAAAATCTATCGTACAAACTGCCCAACAGCAGCATGTCTTCTTCGCGTCTCTAGCCTCAGAGGTAGACCAACCGCCGCTGCAACCTGGCAAATCACCCTCTAAACGGTAGGATCAGCAGATGACGACACCACACCGGTTGTGCAGTTCAGACGATGTGAAGCAGGTGTTGGGAATCAACGACACCGTAGATGATACGCAGATCGACCTGGCGGTGCAGGCTGCATCAGCAATGATCGAACAATACTGTGACCGACAGTTCGCTCAAGATCAAACCGCGTCAAACCGTGTCTACGTAGCAGAAAAACCGTGGCTGGTCAGAGTTGATGACTTCGCCACCACCAGTGGTTTCGTTCTTGCCACAGACCCAGGGGAAAACGGCAGTTTCAGCCAAACGTGGACATCTTCTGACTATCAACTGGAACCGTTGAACGGTTACAACTACGGACAGCCCTGGCCATACAATACGATTAGAGCGATTGAAAGCCTCGAGTTCCCATTGGGTTATGGACGTGCCCTGGTGCGTGTAACAGCCAAGTGGGGTTGGGCCACTATCCCTGCTGCAGTTCGTCAGGCTACCGTGATCCAGTCGATCACTGTGTTCAAATCCCCTGACGCGCCGTTTGGGGCAACACCGTTTGCAGAAACTGGTATTCTGCGGTTGCGTTCTGCCTTACACCCGACAGCAGCAGCGTTGCTCACACCATATCGATTGACACCTACGTTGGTGGGCTGATGGCAGCGACAGTATCCGCAGCCGCAGCAGGGTTGAAAACCGCGCTAGTCACCATCAAAGGTCTGCGAGTTTACGACTTCCTACCTGATGCAGTATCAGTCCCGATGGCCACGGTGATGATCGAACAGGTCAACTACCACGGGGCTTTCCAAGGTGGTGACCCTATCTACAGGTTCAACGTCATGGTGTTGGTTGCTCGCACCTCTGAACGCACTGCGCAAAGTAAACTTGATGCATATGTGTCATACGGCGGTGACGAATCGGTGAGGGCCGCTATCGAAGCGGACAAAACCTTAGGTGGTGTGGTGCAAACCCTGATCATAGATAGCACCAGCAATATCCAGGTAGTGCAGATCAACGAGGCTACCTACCTGGGAATCGATTTTTCTGTCGCTGTCCATGCGTGATAGTCAGCACAGATCACCTATCAGGGTGTAGTATTGAAGCACTTGTGATTAGCGGTCATTGAAGGTCAAAACCGCCTAGCCACATAAACCCATAACTGCCAATATTGAGGAGTAGCAATGGCACGTCTCGTTTTCACGAGTCCTGAAATCACTATCAACTCCGTTGACCTCACGGATCGGATTGCCCAGGTCAGCATCGACATGTCGTTTGCTGAAGTGGCCACTACCGCATTCGGTGATTCGGCGGTTACACGTATCGCTGGTCTTGGCGATCACAGCGTCAGTTTGTCGTTCCATCAGGACTTCGCCGCTAGTGAAGTGGAAGCGACGATCTACCCGTTGCTGGGCACGACCACCACTGTGACTGTGAAGCCCACCAACGTCACCACAAGCAGCACCAACCCGAAGTACACTTTCACTGCGTTGGTGAACTCTTGGACACCGATCTCCGGTGCTGTCGGTGACCTGTTGACTGCTGATGTCACGTGGCCGATTTCCGGTTTGGTCAACAAGACCACTGCCTGATCTGACAATTGAGGAGGTCAAATGCTGAAGATCAAGTTGCGGCTACATAAGTCAGATGGAACTTCCATCGAATATCGAGTGACACCGCGCACTATGGTGGCATTCGAGAAGGAATACAAAACCAGTATCAGCAAAGCGTTTTCTGCTGACAACATCCATGTTGAACATCTGTATTGGTTGGCCTGGGATTCAGAGCGGATCGCTACCGGCAATGCAAAACCGTTCATGTCATGGTTGGAATCTATCGATGCTGTAGAGCCGGTGATCGACGAGAACCCTATTCTCGGGGGAGTGTCGGATACCTGATAGCGTCCCTATCAGTGGAAACCGGTATCTCTCCCAACAGCCTGCTCGACACTGACGCATCGATCATTCAAGCGATGTTGCGCTATATGAATGATAGACAGAAAGAACAGGCACGTGGCAGAGGCAAATAATTTTCAATTCAAAGCCGGTGGCAACGAAGCATCTATTCAAATAGTCGGGTTGAAAGAATTTCGACGGAACCTAGCGCGACTTGGCGACAACGCCAAAGACGATTTGAAAGCCGTGCACCTCGAGGCTGCACAACTGGTTGAGAAAGCCGCCGCGCCATTCGTACCCAGGAAAACTGGACGTTTAGCCAGTAGCCTACGTTCATCAGGAACATTAGCCGGTGCACGTGTCAAAATCGGCTTCAAACGTATCCCGTACGCAGGTGTAATCCACTTCGGCTGGCCAGCGCACAAGATCAAAGCGCGACCTTTCATCTACGATGCCCTAGCACGTCAGACGAACAATGTCATCGAACTGTACGATACTAGGATTGAAGAACTGATCCGGAAGTACGATCTAGGGTAGCCATGGCCAAATCATTCGTAAACGTTCTCATCACAGGTGATGTCAAAGGGCTGTCCAACGCTGTAAGTGAAGCCAATGGTCTTTTCAGCAAATTTGGTAGCGCAGCGAAAGTAGCAGTAGCAGGTATCGCCACAGCGTTTGCAGGTGCAGCCGTAGCCGCGAAGCCGTTGATCGACGCGGCATCAAACCTCGCTGAAACTCAATCTAAAGTTGGTGTCATCTTTGGAGATGCAGCGAAAGATGTGGAGTCATTCGCCAAAGATGCCGCTTCAATGTACGGCCAAAGTCAACAGCAGGCACTTGACGCAGCGGCAACATTCGCTATCTTCGGCAAAAGTGCAGGTCTAGCCGGGGATGACTTGGTTGGATTTTCAACTGATTTCGTAGGGTTGGCTTCCGATCTAGCCTCATTCAACAACACTTCACCTGAAGACGCGATTATGGCTATCGGCGCAGCGTTGCGTGGTGAGTCCGAACCGATCAGACGGTATGGTGTTCTTCTAAACGATGCTGCTTTGAAGCAACGCGCCCTCGAAATGGGCATCTACGATGGGAAGGGTGCGCTGACTGCACAGCAGAAAGTGCTTGCAGCGTCAGGTGAAATCTTCGCACAAACGTCATTGGCACAAGGCGATTTCGAGCGTACCAGTGATGGATTGGCGAACCAGCAACGTATCTTGAAAGCCCAACTATCGAACGTTGGTGCAGAAATTGGTACAGTTCTACTCCCGATCGTGTTGCAACTTGCCAACTTTATCGGGGATAAAGTAATCCCGGTCATAAATAAACTCTCTGAAACATTCAGTAAGGATGGGCTTGCCGGTGTCGTTGGATTGGCTGCTGATTTCATCAAGCAAGAAGGTCCGAAAGCACTGTCTGCCCTAGGTGATTTCCTACGCGAACTTGCAACGTTCGTTGTTGAAACTGGTCTGCCCTGGCTGCTTGAGAAACTTGAAAAACTCGCTGCCGCACTTGTTGAATGGATCGAACCACGCATCAAACCGATGCTTGAAAAACTAGGTGAGTTCCTAGGCAAAGCCGCCAATTGGTTGATCAACGATGGTCTACCGATGTTGGTAGACAAACTGGTGCAACTCGGCAACGCACTTGTTGAATGGATCGGCCCGAATATCGAACCAATGCTGAAGGAACTTGGCAAGTTTCTAGCCAAACTCCTAGAGTGGATTCTGACCGAAGCAGTCCCAAAAATCACTGCTGAAGCACTAAAACTAGCCGGTGCTTTGCTGGCTTGGCTTGCCGAATTGTTGCCACAAGCCCTAAAAGGTCTAGGCTCATTCATCCTAGAGATCGTGAAAGCGATCCCTGGACTGTTCCTCGATCTTGTGAACGCCATGTTCAACGCTGGTAAAGATCTAGGCTCAAAACTGATCGACGGTATGATCGCCGGTTTAGGGGCAGTTGTCGAGTTTGCCGGTACGATCGGTCAAGAGATCGCTGATGCGGTGTGGGGTGCGATCAAATGGTCCTGGAACAACGTTGTTGCAGATCCTGTGAACGCCGCAGTACGCACTGCAGTCGATCTTTTGGATAAACTGCTCGGCCCAACGATCAACTTCCCCGAACCAGGGAATATCATCCCACGATTGGCTAAAGGTGGTATCGTCACCGGACCCACTTTGGCATTGATCGGTGAAGCCGGACCTGAAGCGGTAATCCCTCTCAGCAGTCCGAACGCACCGGATATGGGCGGCACTACCATCGTAGTGAACATCGCCGGTAGCGTAACCTCAGAGCGTGACTTAGTGGAGTCGATCCGTAAAGGTCTGTTGAAGTCTCAACAGTCAGGCCGGAGTATCCTACTGACATGACGCTGCAACCTACCCTGAAAGCAACGATACGATTTACAACTGGGCCTGCTTTCGGCAACGTTCTTGTCCTAGGTTCTGCAGCAGACGGTATCTTAGGCACGAACGTACTTGGCACTCAGGCCACGATCCCCGTTGACATTACGGCCACTGTCACTGCCGCATCAGTGCGACGTGGACGGACACGTATCCTCGACCGATTTGAGGCCGGGTCAGCAACCATCCAAATTATCGACACTGACGGTACTTTCGACCCGATCAATGGGCCGTACGCCGCTGATCTCAAACCGCTGCGACAGATCCGACTGTACGCAACACACAACGGGGTAGAACGCTACCTGTTCTCCGGTTTTATCGATTCCTTAGATTACAGTTACGATATCGGTGCTGACGTAGCATACGTAACATTCTCCTGCACTGACACTTTCCGACTGCTCAACCTAGCGAAAATTTCTACTGTCACTGGTGGTGTGGCTGGACAGACCACCGGGGCACGTATCGAATCAATACTCGATCAAATCGCATGGCCTGAAAGCCTCCTAGACGCAGATGTGGGGGACAGTACAGTGCAGGCTGATGATGGCTCAAGCCGCACAGTTCTTGACGCGATCCAGGCAGTGGCCGAAAGTGAAGTCGGGGCACTCTATATGACTGCTGCCGGTATCGTCAGATTCGTGAGCAGGCATGGCACGATCCAAGCCGCAGATCAAATCCCATTGGAGTTCAACGACACAGGCACGGGGATCACTTATAGCGGTATCGATTTCAACTTTGATGATACTTTGATCTCTAACGTAGTCACAGTCACCAATACCGGTGGTACACCTCAAACAGTGTCAGATCAAATCAGCATCGACACCTATTTTGACCGAGACTATACGTTGACTGATCTGCTGTTGGAAGCCGATTCTGAAGCGTTGAATGTGGCACGTACAGTTCTAGCAGCGAGGAAAGACCCAAAACTGCGTATTGAATCTATCGCGTTGAATCTCAGCGATGGGAACCTCGCACGTATCAACGCAGCGTTAGACACAGATTTCTACCGGTCGATCACTGTGAGCCGCGCCCAGCCTGGTGGAGGATCGATCAGTCAAACTTTGACTGTGCAGGGCATCCAACATGATGTAACACCAGACAGTTGGATAACCACGTTTTCAACCTCTGAACTGTTGGCTACTGGGTTTGTGGTGGGCAGTGTCAGAAACGGTGTTTTGGGAACTGATATACTAGGATACTAAGGAGTTTCTATGGCAGGTGCAGGGTTCAAAACTTGGGTGAACGGCGACGTTCTCACCGCATCAGATTTGAACACCTATATCATGGAACAAACCGTGATGGTGTTCAACAATACAGCAGCACGCGATGCCGCTGTAACAGCCCCCTCAGAAGGCATGTTTGCCTACACCAAAGACAACGACACCCTGTACTATTACACGGGATCTGCGTGGCAGGCAACCAGCCTTGCCGCCGATATCACCAGTGTAACTGCAGGGTCAGGTTTGGCCGGTGGCGGTTCAAGCGGAGATGTCACCCTCACTATCGATGTTGATGCTAAAGGCGACATCTTGGTGGGGACTGCAGCAGACACGGTAGCCAAGGTCTCAGTAGGCACGAATGGCCACGTCCTGACTGCTGACAGTGCCACTGCATCAGGTGTCAAATGGGCCGCTGTAGCACCAGTTTGGGACGACGATCAAAATATCCTTGCAAGTTCAATCTTCAGTTAGGACTCAATAATGGCCACATTCAGCAAACAACTTTTGTCCGGTTCAACCGGTGGTAGGCAGATCAAAGTAGCAGCGACTGCTACTGCTGGTACGACGATCCATGCGACAGGCACTTCATCAACAATTATCGACGAAGTGTGGTTGTACGCTGTGAACAGCGATACCACGGATCGCAAACTGACTATCGAGTACGGTGGGACAACGGCCCCTGATGATCTTATCGAGTTCACAGTCAAAGCCGAATCCGGCTTATATCTGATCGTGCCTGGTTTGATTTTGACTGGTGATGGTTCTTCGGCACGTACAATTCGTGCTTTCGCAGCCACCACTAACGTGGTTCTAATCAGCGGATTTGTCAATCGCATTACTCCGTGAGGTGAATAGATGAGTGGACGGTATGGTGAGCGTACGCGTGTTAGCGACGCTATCTCAAATTTTGGTCGAGCAGGTGCCGCTGGTGGCGGTGTACCGCAAGTTATGTACCTAATTGTGGGTGGCGGTGGCGGCGGTGGCACGAGAGCCAGTTTTGGTGGAGGCGGTGGCGGTGCTGGTGGTTTGATTTCTTCCAATGCTGGAGACAATAGTGGCCGTGGAACTTCAGCGGTGGTCCCAGCAGGACCAACAACTAGCACCAACTACACGGTGACTGTAGGTGCTGGCGGCGCAGGAGGAACCAACGCCAACAACAATGGGGTTACTGGCAATAACTCTGTATTCGGAGTGATTACTGCCCTAGGCGGTGGCGGTGGCACAGGAACAACCACTGGACTCGCTGGTGGGTGCGGCGGTGGTGGCGGATACGGTGGTGGCACTACAAGTGGTGGTTTAGGCACTGCGGGTCAGGGTCAAGATGGTGGCACATCGTTCACAAACTGGGCTGGTTGTGGTGCTGGGGGTGGTGGCACTAGCGCGGTAGGGGCAAGTCCAACTCAAAGAGGTTCAAACAATATCATCCCTGACGCTAATGGGGGCAATGGAACCGCATCTAACATCACCGGATCCTCAGTAACTTACGGTGGCGGTGGTGGTGGTGCACAGCCAGCGGCTAAAGCCGGTAACGGTGGAACTGGAGGCGGCGGTGAACCAGGCTCAACTGGCGGTGCTGGGACTGCTGGTGGCGCGAATACTGGCGGTGGCGGCGGTGCACATTATGCTGGCACGACTGCGTACAATGGTGGTTCAGGAATCGTTATCCTGAAAGTGTCCACGCCTTTCGTGGCTTCGTTCAGCGGTGGAGTCACCCAAACATCGTCGACAGTCACTGGTTTCACTATTTACACGATCACGGCCACTAGCACAACGTCAGAAACGGTGTCGTTCGCATGAGCCATTTTGCCAAACTTGACGAAAACAATACTGTGATCATCGTATTGGTTGGCCGTGATGAAGATGACGGCAAAGAAGATGAACTGTCGATGCGGACTGGTGAAGTTTACAAACAAACTTCATACAACACTCATGGCGGTGTTTATTACGATCCGCGAACACAGTTGCCTGCTGATGACCAGTCTAAGGCGTTTCGCAAGAATTACGCTGGGATCGGTTACACCTATGACGGAACCCGTGATGCTTTTATACCGCCCAAACCGTTTGAGTCTTGGAATTTGAACGAACAAACTTGTCTTTGGGAATCTCCTGTTCCGTACCCAGGGTTTGATCAGGAATACAGTTGGAATGAAGAACTCTTGAACTGGGAACCGCTTGAATCCGCAAATCAAAATCCTTGACGATTGGCTTCCTCTAGCCCAATTCGAACCGTTGGCCGATTTCTTGTCAAGCAACGAATTTCCCTGGTATTTCAACGATACTATAAACGGTTGGGACCAAGAAACGCCTAGCAACCCGTTGACCAATTTCCAGTTCACTCACATGTTCATCAGGGACGCTGTGCCAGTATCGCATTACCTGTCAGAAATTATGCCTCTGATCGTGACCCTTGAAGCGATCGCTGTTTTGAGATGCAAAGCGAATCTAAATCCAGTCTGTGCCGCGCAATCGGATGCAGGCATGCATGTTGATTACACATCGCCAATGACTACGGCCATCTTCTATCTGAATAGCAACAACGGTGGTACGGCTTTCGAAGATGGCAGTTTCACCCAATCTAAAGCGAACCGACTAGTGATCTTCCCATCGAACGTGTTGCACAGCAGCCGCGGCTGCACTGATGCGAAACGACGACTGGTTTTGAATTTCAACTACATCACTGAAGCGAATTTGCGAGGCTGAGATGGATACACAACATGGTGGTGGCTGGGCTATCAAAATCGATCAAGTGGCTGATTATGCTTGGTCTTCAGATTGGTTTCCGGTTGAATGGTTAGAGGATTTCAATTCAGTCACATCAACACAAACTGTCTACCCCGACGGATCAACAAGCAAATGGTTCGCAAGGTGTTCATGGGCAGTTGATGATCTAAACCACAGGTATTTCAATTTTGCTATTGATTATCTCGCAGAGGGCATGACCGTATTTTGTGCTCACGCTGAATCGGAATCTGACTGGAACATCGCCAAAACCGTCTCTGCGATCCCTCGCAAACTGGTGTTGCTGGTTCAACTGCACAACGGCAAAGATGAAGAAGCATGTCATCTGCAATTGCGTTTTGGTGATGAGATTGTCAATTTAGAATCAGGCCCAGGCAACGTTTACCTTATCCCAAGTTATGTGCCTTTCAAAATCTGCAACCCTACGACAGAAACAGCGCGTTACGCTATCGTGATGGTCAATGGGCCGGATTTCAAATGAGATATCCTGTTCTCCCTCTGAAAATGCCTATGTTGTTGTCGTCACAGCAGAACGGCAGGATCAACCATGTATTGCTGCAACGGTTACGTGGCACTAATGGGATGTTGTATCGCGATGCTGCAGTGGCGTTCAACTGTCTGCAACTTGAAGCGACGTTTGCAGGTGTTGACCTGCAATCTACCTCAGTTGCAGACACATATCGCACTTATGAACAGCAGGAACGTACGTTTCTTGACCGTTACAGCCCAACACCAACTTTGCGTGTCCCTGTGGTGACACGCCGTTGGAACGGTAAACTGTGGTATTTGAAACGTGGTAAAGCACCCTCCGCGACACCAGGAACCAGCAACCATGGTTGGGGATTGGCTATCGATATCGCAGGTGCATCAGGTAAACGGCTTGAGTGGATGTTAGGCTCAACACCATTGCAATCGCCGGTGTTGAAATACGGGTTCAGTTGGGAAGTTGAATCAGGGAAAAACGCTGAACCTTGGCATATCCGCTATGTGTGTGGCGATACACCACCGCAAAGTGTATTAGACGCTGTTGCCGCTTTCCCTGAATTGGCCGGCTGACTGTCAGACAATTAGATATCGGTGGCGGTAAACTTGTCACACCGTATCAAGGGGATTGTATGAAGCCTTTGCTGTTGAAGATCGCCGCCACTTTCACATATCACGCAGGGTCTATCCTGCCTACCGCATCGATTTTGGGCGGTTGGGCGATTTGGAAGGCTGCTCTCACCGCTGGCGTGTCTGCTGTGGTGCAGGTTTTGGTTGAGGAATCTCGAGCGTATCTCGCGAAGAGCCGTAAGGTTGAGGGCGATGAGTGACTGGATTCCTGTTGTTGTGGCTGTTGTTGGTGGCGGTGGGCCTATTGTGGCTCTCATCATGAGATTGGATCGGAAGAACGATCATCAACATGGTGAGAATGCCAGTGTATTACGTAGGATTGAGGCTAAGGTTGAGAAGGTAGATGATAGACTTTTCGATCACATGAAGGATCACCCGTAACACATACCATCTAGGAGGGATGATGGCTAAGACTGACGGGTTGCTGGCTGAAATCCAGGCTGCCAACAAAGACCACCACCGGATCTGCACAGTTCGAAAAATCCTAGAGGCATTGGGTAACGAGGCTGACCAACTGCGTGCTGCGTTGGCTGACCGATCGATCAAATCGTCTGCCATCTCTAGGGTTTTGGCCGCTCGCGATTTGAAAGTATCAGGAGAGGTTGTGTCACGTCACCGTCGCGGGGAATGTTCCTGTGAGTCTTAGCGACGAGATCGAAGAAGCCAACAACGACAGCGATAGGTTACGCAGCGACCTGTCTAGGACACGTCGCGATAGGGACCGGTTGGCCCATCTCAACAGCAACCTGCTGGAAGAGATCGACAAACTGCAACGTGCCCTAGATATCGTCTCCTCTGTTGAATCGGCAAACATCGACCCACCTAAATGGCTGACTGCTCCAACTAGCGGCAGGAAACGTCACGCGACCTTAGCCTTACTGCTGTCGGACACCCATTTCGATGAGGTGGTGTTGCCTGATGAGGTGAACCACCTGAACAAATATGATCGCAGGATCGCGGAAGTTCGACTGCGACTGTGGGCCGAAAACAGCGTGAAGATCGCCCGTCACCATCTCGCTGGTGTCACCTACGATGGGGTGTTGGTGATGTTGGGTGGCGACACTTTCTCCGGTGATATCCATGAGGAGTTGGCGCAAACCAACGAAGACACGATGTTAGGGTCGTTGCTACATTGGTCAGAGCAGATCGCTGCAGCGTTGGAGATGTTCGCTGGGGAGTTCGGTAAGGTCCATGTGGCGGCGGTTCCAGGCAACCATGGTCGGATGAGCCGCAAACCTCGAGCGAAACTGCGAGCACGCACCAACTTCGATTGGCTGCTCGCCAAGATGGTTGAACGACACTTTGCGAAGGACAAGCGGTTTTCTTTCCAGGTGAGTGAGAACGCCGACTGTCTGATCAAGGTGTACGAGTTCGGCCATCTGTTGACGCATGGCGATCAGGTGAATGGTGGTGGCGGTATCGGTGGTATTTGGCCGCCGATCATGCGGATGCGTGCACGTAAAGCGCAACGTGCGATGGATATCGGTCAGCCGTTTGACACTTTGTGGATGGGCCATTGGCATCAATATATTTCTACGCCAAATTTGATCGTGAATGGCTCTACGAAGGGCACAGACGAATATGCTTGGTTGAACAATTTTGGCCATGAACAGCCACAGCAGGCTTTGGCTATTATCACCCCTGAACATAACATCACTTTGCAAGCCCCTGTGTTCTGTTCTGATCGACGTTTGGAGAAGTGGTGACTGAACATCTGACTGCGGTTGATTTGATCGCACCGGCTATCGCTGATCAATGGCCTGACGCTATCCCCACT